CGTGAATATAAAGAAGTAGACTATACGCAAGTTATCGAAGAGGAAAACAATGTAAAAGCAGAGCAAGAGTGGGCCTGTTCTGGAGGATCTTGCGAAATTCGCTAATAAGGAATTAATAAAAGGAGAGAATACATGATGAACTTTGTAGGATTTAAATATTTAACAGAAACTGCTCACGTTCCAACTAAATCTAATAGAACAGATGCTGGATTTGACTTGTATGCAGATGAAGACAAATTTATATTTGCAAATAAACGAACAACAATTAAGACTGGCATCAGTCTAGACATGACAAATAACTTGGCTGGATTAATTTGGCCAAGATCTGGACTGTCGGTAAAGAAAGGTATAGATGTATTAGCTGGCGTTATAGATGCTGGCTACAGAGGAGAGATCATGGTTTGTCTTTACAATACTTCTGATGAAGATGTAGAAATCAAACGTGGGGATAGAATCGCACAGATGATATTCCAAGAGGTTCCTGTCATATCTTTACAGTTAAGAGAAAAACTAGGTTCCTCACAACGAGGGAGTAACGGCTTTGGTAGCACAGGCAAATAACAACAATAGAAAAAAGCGTCAAGAGAAAAAGAAACCTAAGCAAAACCATTTGGAGGCCAAAACTGAAAATCAAAAGACATATATCAGGTCAATTGTAGAAAACGATGTAGTATTCTGCACTGGACCTTCTGGTAGCGGTAAATCTTTTATTCCCGCTGGGCTAGCAGCTCAGAAGTTATTAAAAGATGAGATTGAAACAGTTATAGTTACTCGTCCTTTAGTTTGTACTGGTAGAGACATTGGTTCTTTACCGGGAGAATTGAACGAAAAGATTAAACCATACCTACAGCCAATGGAAGAGAATTTAAAGTATTTCCTTGGTAGAGATAAGTTTGGATATTATTATAATCAACGTAGAATTAGATTTGAGCCACTAGAAACCATGCGTGGTTCTACATTTCATGATTCATTTATGATTTTAGATGAAGCTCAGAACTGCACAAACGAACAAATAAAAATGTTCATAACAAGAATGGGAAATAATTCTAAAGTTATTATTAATGGTGATAATAAGCAAACAGATATCTACAAATATAGTGGATTGGACTTTTGCTTGGAAAGATTATCTGATGTTCCGGGTGTTGGGATCTGCAAACTGGAGTATCATGATATACAGAGAAACGGTATTATTGGATCCATACTTTATGCATTGGAGTCATAATGTTATACGATTACGAATGTTCTAAATGTAAACATTTTATGGAGGATGTATACCAGTCCATTAAAGATGACGCTCTTACAGAGTGTCCAAAATGCAAAAAACAATCTTTAGAAAGAATAGTCACTGGTGGAATATATGGACATGTGTACCAAGAACCAACTACAATAGGGCAACAGGCAGATAAAAACTGGAGAAATAAGGGGCATTACGAAAGATCGAACGCGATGGCTAAAGAAGATCAAGCGGCTAGAGAAAAAAGAGAAAAAAGAAAGATGATAAACAGGATGAATAAAGATCATCAGTATCATTACATTATGACGGGAGAAAAAAAATAATGGAACAAAATTTCAACAAAAAGGGACAGCCAGCCAAAGGCGAAGACAAAGTTTTTGCTTATCTAAATAATGGATCTCAACAAATTGTGGCAAAAGTTTTGACATACAATAATTTACTATATGATCCGCTCGGAGCAGATTCTAATAGAGAAAATAATTTAGATACAAAATTAAGACAAGTTGATACAAAAGTGTTTGGCTCTTATGTTAAGTACTTGCAAACAAACAACAAGCTTTTTTTCACACACGCCCAGAGGTTATTTAACAATGGCTAAAAAAGGACCAATAGGAAAAGTAGAAAAATTTTATATTGAGAGTAAAATTAACGAAAAAACTATTCAAGAAATTGCAATAGATTTAGACAGAAGCATATCTTCGGTTGAAAAGTTTATGAAAAAACATAAAATTGAACCACAGCCAAAGACTGCTCGTGTTTCGGAACAGTTTGCTAGATCTAGTGGAACTGTGGCCATGACAGAGAATGCGTCTTCTATGTCTGAACAAACAAGAAAAGCAGTAAATAATTTAGATAGGTCTTGCACGACGAAAATAAAATGACATACATATTTGAAGAAGAAGGTTGGAAAAAAGCTTATCAAAAACATTCAAACAGAAAAATTATATGGATCTATATAAAATTTTCTAATGACTCAACGGTATTCTTAGACGAATACGAAGACTGGCTAACCGTTGATGAGTATTGCAAGAAAAACACTTTAACAATAAAAGAGGTTGGCTTGCAATACAGAACCAATAGGGTTACTGAAAATACTTCTGATTGGAGTGGTATATATTTAGTTAGATCAATCAAAGCAGACTTTGGATTAAAACCAAAGCATTGTTATACCGTTGGTAAAGTAATTGATGATAAAATTGAAAAATCTACATGGATTGTGCCTGAACTAACACTTGCGTTTAACTCAGTTGACACAATAGCTGAGTCGTTTGAAAAAGCTATAATTAATAATGAAAAAAAACAAACCAAAGCTATTTAATAAAGAATATCAAAAGCGCTGGTCTGAAAAGCATAAATACACACATATACATACTGGCGAACACTGCACGTTTGAAGCTTATGTTGCAGAATTGTTGGTTATAAGGTGGACGGATGCTTTTAAGATGGACAAGCCGTCTTATAAGTTTTGGACCGTGGGTGATAAATATCACGAGGTTTTTATGCGAAACATGAAAGCCGCGCACTCCCTAAAGAAAAAGTTTGCAGAAAGAATCATTTTGCAAGCGATAAAATCTGATTATTTTGCAAACATATACCACATAGGATTAAAGGCATATGGACCAAGGGGGTGGAAGTATAATCAGGTTGCATTAGAAGCCATTAGAAAGTACAATAAGGAGGAAGAAGAGTCTATTAAGCTTAGAGAGAAAACCAAAGAGGTAGAAATTGTAGAAGAAAAAAAGGAATTTAAACAAAGAAGAAAAGTTACAGCAAGTAAAAACCAAAGCATCATAAATAAATTGAGGAACATATGAGTAAGCTAAAGAAAAAATCATCAAGCAAGTTTGATAGCGACGTTGTTAGCAATTCAATCGTTAGTAAGTATGGAGATGTTGTTAGGAGTGGCACAGAAGTCCTTGAATCTATAAATAGTCTTCAAGTTATTGGAGTGTCACCTGCCCTAGACATTGCCTTGGGTGGCGGTTTACGGGAGGGTAGTGTTGTGGTAATGACTGGAGATCCTAAATCCGGTAAAACCACAACCGCCCTTCATTTTGCTTCAAAATGCCAAGCTCTTGGCAAGCGTGTGATTTATGTTAACACGGAGGGTAGATTATCACGACAGAATTTCGACGGCATCAAAGGCTTAAAAGCAGACAAGATATTAATTATAGAATCAACAGATGATAAAATATTATCAGCACAAGATTTTCTAAACATTATTGAATACTATATCAATAACGATCCCGGATGCTTAATAATTGCTGACTCATTATCCAACATGGTTCCCCAAGATGAACTTGATGGAGAAATAAGAACAGGAGTTCGCAATGCGTTGCCACGTTTGCTGTCTATGTTCTTCAAGCGAATCAGCGGTACGCTTATGAAGAATAAAACCATACTGACATGTATTACGCACAACATTGCCAATACCGGTGGATCACCATATTCTCCATCCAAAATGGCTGATTGCGGAAACATGCTACAATATCAAGCTGGAACTAACATGGTTATTACGCACCGTGGAAGATGGCAAGTGCCAAAAGATAGCGGCCCGCACGTTGGGCAAATTGCCAACTGGGCAATAAAAACATCTTGCGCTGGCGGTCTTCCAAACAGCACAGCCGAAAGTTGGATACGTTATGGAATTGGTATTGACGAAACACAGGAAGTTGTACAGATTGCCTGCGAGTTTAGACTAATTAAGACTGCTGGAGCTTGGTATACAATTCAGTGCGCATTGGATGACGTTCAACACCCAACTATTCAAAAACTTCTTAAGGATAACAACGTTGGAGATAAAGAAGAAGATATCGAGAGATTTTTTAAATTTCAGGGTGCTAATAATACTCTTGAGTTTTTAAATGAAAATCCTGATATATCATCATTCATTTACGACAAGATTAAGGAATTATTTTAATGGCTCAAGTAGAACTAACAAAAACGGAAGCTTGGAGAATACTAGACGCTATTCGGGTATATAAGAAAGACTACGAATTAACTGAGTATGCAAAGAGGACTATTCGTAACGCAGAAAAGAAATTAAAGAAGGTGGTCAATGAGTAATGACATGTGGCCTAAGATTATTGGGCTATTGACTGTTTGGGTAATTCTATTTATTTATTTGTACAGGCCAGAAAATGAAAGTTAAGGGTTTAAATGGCAGAGAGTACGCTTGGGATTTAAGAAATTATTCCGTGGACGCGAACGACACAAGAAGGCGGTCAAAGTACCACGTTCGCGCAAGAAAACTCTTGAAGACTATCTTCCATAGTTATAGAATACTTGAAGAAGTTAAGCTACCGGGAAGTACACCAAGACACAGAAAGGGAGTTTTATATTTAGATTTTTATGTGCCACAAATAATGCTTGCTATAGAAGTTCACGGTCAACAACATTATGAATTCACGCCATTTTTCCATAAGACGAAAGCAGATTTTGTGTTGGCAAAAGCCAAGGATGAAGATAAAATAGAGTGGTGCAAGTTGAACAAAATTGACTTGATTGAGTTGAAGCATTCGGACACAGACGAGCAATGGAGAGAACAAATTGAAAACAGCTAAAGAAACCGTTGAAAATTTCCTTGAAAAGCTAGATCAATTTACAAATGAAACAAACACAAAGTTTGCCACATTTCGTGAAGAATTTCTATTAGCTGCCGACATGGAGATGGAGCAAGTTAAAAAGCTTAATCAAGAAGAGCTTTTTGATTATGCCTATGCTCTATATGGTTATGCCTCATATATTCAGGATCAAATCAATAGACAAAAAGTTGTATTTAATTTATGCAATGACCAATTACAAAAAATGGTAGCTAAATACAACGACAAGTTTAACCCATATACTAAGCACGAAATAAGAATGCAAATGATAGTTGTTGACAATGAATATGCCGCATCTATTGATAATTACAAACAAGTCGCAGAAGCGAGGATACAAGAGCTAGATGGCAAAGTGTACGAATTAAAACGAAAAGGTGATATACTAATGGAAAAGGGGAAAAGGTTATGAACTTACGGAATTTCGTAGATGGCTTAACGATAGAAGAAAGAGCAGAGCTGCTTGATATACTAACAGAAAATTCAACATCTTGGACAACTATGCCTCCACACTTAAAGGAAATGATGCAAGACGATCAAGAAGAAATAAAAGTCAACAGCGATTTTAAGGTAATAAAGCAAAATAATATTTCTAAGAAACGCAAAGAAGCAGTGAGAGCCAATAAAAATACTTGGAAGGACACTGGAGAAGACAGGCACATCGAAACTCCAGATGCTAGTATTACTCCTCGCAATAGATCTAAGCCTAAAAAAACAACTGTTACATGCCACAAGTGTGGGCAAAAAAGCAAGATAAATGCAGGGCTTGTTTATGGCGAGTTTTACAGATGCGACAAGTGCATAGGATAACAGCTAAGTGAACTCAAATAAATTATTAGATGTTGGTTCGGAAAGGGCTGTATTGGCAGGATTAATGCAATACGGAGTAGACGTATATGTTCGCATATCCGATCTCGTTACCTCAGATAGCTTTGTTAATACAAACAATCAAGCTATATACAAGTGCTTGGAAGATATTATACTAGAAGAAAAATCTGTAGATATAGCTTCGTTATTAGCTTCCGCAGAAAAGCTTAATTTAATTGAAACAATTAGCACAAAACAAGAAATTAAATACATCAAATCTCTTTTTGACTTCCCTGTTAATCAGGATAACATAATTAAGTTTGCTGCACAATTAAAGAAATTTGAGTTTGCAAGGAAAATAAAAAAGCTATCATTAAAAGTACATAAAGACATAGATAAAATTGATGGCTCTGAAACAATAGATGAAATTATTGGAGTACTTGAAAATCCAGTAACCGATTTCTTGAGAGAAGATAGCGGTAGCGAAAATCCAGAAAAAATAGGTGAAGGCGTAGAAGATTATGTACAATTTTTATCAGAAAATAAATGCGATATCATTGGTATACCCACGGGATTCTCTAGATATGACGAAGCCATTGGGGGTGGTCTTAGACGAAAATGCGTTGACCTTGTATCTGCAAGACCCAAAGTTGGTAAATCAGTGTTCGCTGAT